TGGCTGTAATGGGGTTCAGGATACGATAGTTTGTCGTGCGCGTCATCTTCGGCCTATCTCTCTAGCCTCAACATCAATGCCCTGAGCCAGCGACCATTGACCGGAGATATTCATCCGAACTCGGTGATACCTGCCCTGCTCTCTAAACGGGACAAACCCGTCTGCATTCGGCGCAATGGCTGTTGAGAAGGTCGCGTCCTCTGTGTGAACATTGCGAGTGCCGACCTCTACAGTAACGGTGCCGCCCTCATGGTATGGATAGACCCGCGTGACGATTGCATGCTTGCCCATAGACAAGCTGTTCTCTCCGGCCTCAATAGTGCCGGTCAGGGGGTCGCCAGTAAATGCGTAAATCTTAGTGCCCAGAGCGCCGCCGAACAGGAACTGACCACCCTTATATAATGCGCTATCCAGAGACGCAGGCAGGCCGTCAATGCTTGCGCTGATATTATCCAGAGCCTCAAGAGTGTAGCCCGACGTAAAGAATGGGGCTATCAGGTCGGCTGATACGTTAGCCAGTGACCAGCGATTTAGAGCATAGTTATATATAAGAAGCCTATCAGGTGTGCCATCCAGAGAACTATTAGAGACATACGACCAGACTGCAAGCTGGGCCTGCGGGTCTACTGTGGATGTCATTTTATCCTTAAAGCTGAAGTCAAAGTCATCGAAGAAAAAGCGGTTCACCTTCTCAGCGCCAATAGCCTTTGAGCCTTGTCCGTCGAACATATAGAAACCATCGTCTGACAGGTAAAACACACTATGCCCAATATTGCAGACAGAGCCCGCAACCTGACAGCCCCGCGCTGTTTCCACTTTATCAAACTGAAACACCAGCGGCAGGCCGGAATAGGTTGCCCGAACAATCGCCCGTTCCATTAGGATTGTGCAATATTCTCCGCCGACAATTCCTGTGATTGCTCCTGAATCTGGAATGTCCTGAAAGTCACTTTGGTCTGTTCCAGATGTCCAGCCCGTGGGGTCATTAAAAGCAGACCAATAAACACGATAAGGCTTTCTGCCGGAGCCGGTGTCGATATTAGCTGTCCACACGAAATCACGCACAACGGCAATGAAGTCAGACTTAGGTGCGCCGGATACGTCAGCAAACACGGTATCAGTGCCTAGCTGAAATTTCTGCATTTCCTCGCCAATGCCACCAGCCGCATAAACCGTGTCGCCAAACTGAACGAACTTCCAGCGCTCACTGCTCGACAGGTCATATGCAGGTGCTCCCGCCTTACTGATATCATCCAAGCTGGAATCACTGGCATCAAATTCGTATAGCTTTGCGCTATCACCGGCGAACAGCTTTGTATTGCCATCATCTGCCTTTGCCGCAAATACGCCCAGAATTGTGTTTGTAGCCGCGCCGGAATACGGCACAAACTCGCTCAGGCTAGAATACCCGCTGAGAACCGGAACCACATTAGTTGCGACTGATACGCCTTGGTTCATAAAATTAGGCTGGTCAGGGAGCCACTCACCGAACTGCATCATTGTCTTGCCCAAACCTCACTGCCAGTTGCTACTGTAGCCCAAACCTCTGAGCCAACCGCTACATCAGACCACGTTTCTGTCCCGATGGAATTATCTGTCCAATCCTCACCCAGAACCTTCGCCGTGCCTGTTACACTTATCTGCGCCTGCGTTGTGCCCGCTTCCACGAATATGCCAGTTGTTGCGCCGGTTGCTGTGAACTCAGCCGTGGCAGTGCCCTGAGCCAGATACAGGATGTTACTGCTTGCCGTTGATGTGACAACAGCAGAGGCCGTACCAGCTACGCTGATGAGCCTGTTATAATCTGCCGCGCTAGTTACAGCAATAGACGCCGTGCCGGACATTTGCCTCAGCGGGGTAATGGTTGCTGTAAAGCCGAATGCGCCCGTAATGCTGGCAGACATCGTTCTTATTCTGTCGGCATCTGATGCCGCAGTGACAGCTATGTTTGCCGTGCCAGCTACTTCAATAGCAAACTGAATAGCCGCCGTTGCTGTAAAGGCAATAGGGGCCGAGCCTGAGCAATGGATTACGTCTAGGTCAGCTAGTTGCTCTAACGTGCCAAAGCCGTCCAGAGCGTCCATAGTGCCCCAAGCATCTAACTGCTCAAGGGTCGGGTTAGACCAGTCAACACTCGTAAGAAAAGACGCGCTGTCCAGAGATACGGTCAGCGTGTCTAAGTTGTTCTTAGTAAAGTTGTCGAGGCTGGGTGTCCCTGTAGGCATTGCCTAACCTTACGCCGCTGTAATGTCTAGGTCGCCCGCCGGTATCTTCAGAATGTCACCTGACCCGATAGCCTTGCCAGTGGTGAATGCGCCGTGGACCAACAGGTTGCCAGATGTTGCCGCATCGAACAGACCGAAGTGGCTTACCGTGCCCCATGAGCCGGTTGCCGCTGGAAACTCAACAGCCGCATTATTATCAGCAGTTGCCGAAGCCGCCGCGTTGAAAGTGATAACCTTGCGAGTATATCCAGAGCCCGATAGCTCAGTTCCGCTTGCGTCATCGTTAAATGATGCCGTTGCTAGGCCCACATAAACATTTGTCGGCATGGTGTAAGCACCAGTTCCGAGAATGTGGTCGAGAATTTCATTCTCTAAATAATCTGATAATGCTGACATTTTTTAGGTCTCCGCTACAGCGTTTTGTCGTGAATAAATACTTTGGATTTGTAGACTACCAGTGCCGTAATGGGCGCGTTGCTCGTCTACCTTTACTTCCTCCATGCCGCGTGTGAACTTGGCATCATACTGCGAGGCCCGTGCCTCATCTAGTAAGTAGGCATATGCCTCCGCTAGTGCGCCATACAAATAAAGGTCTGGGCTCCGAAGGAATAGGGTCGGGGTGGCTGTGTCTGAGATGCTTTCGAGACTGCCGATATAGACAATCTCCATTGTGTAGGCGTCATCAGGGACGGGCCGGATTTTCATTTCCTTGCCGACAATGCTGAACCCCTCTGGGCGACCACCGCCGGATGAGGCGTATGAGGTGTCCAAAGATGACGGGCTGTAATATGTAAGCACCTGAACGGGGTCAGTGTTTAGCTTTACTTCGCGCACTTCACGCAGGTCAGTTGGCAGGGCTATATATTCGTCGCCGCTGGTCAGCGTTGCTGTTGAACGCTTCTCCTGCTCGCGGGTCTCAAGCTCACGGCTCATGCGACCCTCAGCAAGCTCGATAAACATTGGTATCTGTGCGGTGAGGTCATCACGCGCCAGAAAGTTTGCGATTGCAGTTTTTAACTCTGCGTAACTACCTATGCTCATATGTTACCGCCGCCCGTTCTGAATGCTTTGTTTTCGCTGTCGTTCAGCCACTGCTTCCAAGCCTTCGGATTATCAGCGGGCTTGCCGAACTTTTCTATGAGGTGAGCATACACTATATTAGGTATCTCTGCCACATGGGACATATGCTTCTGGGTTCCGCGCAGTTGGCCCTTTTGCCACTGGTCGTTCATGTGCTTGTTCAGTGTGATGAGACCGTCGAAATGCTGGGTCTGCTCGATGACCTCAGTGCCGTCTGCATTCTGGTGCAGGTATAATTCTTTGCCCGTAATTGGGTCTTTACTTAACACTCTTTTCATATTGTCCTCCTGATGGGTAGAGGGGGCAGTTGCCCGCCCCCTCAATGCTATTAAGAACCGTTAAGGTCCAAAATCATTGCATGTGCCTTTGGTGCCTGAACCTTCAAAGCCCACTCAGTGATAAGCTGAGTTTTCTCTGCATCACCAGTAGCCGCAATTTCTTTCTCAGCGAAATTACGTCCGTTCAGTGTGCAAAGGCTGGCAAAGTCTGGGTCAATCAAGAAGATACGGTCATTTCCGAGGAATCTTGAAGGAGCCACATCCAATGTCCCGAAGTCTGTTAAAAACACGCTAGTGCTTCCAACATAGGTCGTTGCCTTAGCCGCAGTCATGTTCACATCGTTTGACACTAGATTGCCAGATGCTGACAGGTCAGAGAAGTTCGCACGGTTAGTCGCAGATGCAACAAGCATCTTTGGGTTTCCGCCGTCGGTCCATGCATCCTGCATTCCGTCTTCAATCAGAGCCAGTGTCAGAGCACGGTCATCACCGCCTGTCACTGCGTCTGTGCCGTCGCCTGTTGCAAACGCACCGGCAGTTGCACCAACGGAACCGTTTGTAATCCAGCATGAGAGAGACGCTGATTTGCGTGGCTCAGAAGCTGAACGTGCTACGTCTGTGTCGCCGATTGACTTTTCGATGTCACGACGAAGTTCCAATGACTTTAGAACTTTCTGGTATGCAAGTTCTTTGTCACGGCCTGCTTTGTCCACAACATCTAGAGTTCCAGAAACTGCAACAGACTTCACTGAAATCTGATGATAATTTCCAAATCTAGCCGTAGCGGTGGGTGTGCCAAAACTGGCATCAGCACCTTCAGAAGCGTGGTTATCAGTAGCGGCGGCGGCTAGTTCCTGAACTTGCCATTCAGTAAAGATGCCGTTGCTTGTTTCTTTTTTCAGTGCTGAAAAAATTGGAGTCTCATCGGGGTCAATCCGATAGATTACGTCTGCGAGTTGCTCGCGCTCGCCCTTTGCAAGAGCTGTAGTGAAAGTAGCCATTGTTGGCCTCCTAAAAGTTAATTACCCATAAGGTATGATACAGCGGCATCAACGGAACGCTCATTATTGAGACGGTCCAGCCCCTGCTTGCGTTGACGACTTGCAACTTGTGCCTTGCTCTTAGGCTGTCCTGCCTTAGCCATTTTAGGTGCGCTCTTTGCTTTTTTCTTCGCGGCGGGAGTCTTCTTCTGAAGGTTGTCCCACTGCCACGCCTTATAAAGCAATTCGATAGCACGGGCGTCTGATGCCTGTGATACCTCTTCCTGAGAAAACCCGCGAGACTGAGCGTACTTGATAACTTCCTGACGCTCGGTATTGCGTGTGTCCTCATTGGACCAAGACGGTATGCGGTCAAGCATCTCGCCTCTTTGAGCTTCCAAGTGCTTCTGTCTGAAGACCTGTTGCTCTTGCGCTTGCTCCTGCTGAATGCGTTGCTTCTCAGCTTCAACGTGACGAGCTTGTTCTTTTTGCTGGTCTAGTTGGGCCTTATAAACAATCAAATCCTCAGCCGGATACTCCTTGGCTAGTGCCGCCCAATCAGGTTCCTGTTCAGGGATTGCCTGTTGGAGTTGCCCTTGAACTTGTTCAAGTTGCTGTGCGTACACATCCCTCATTTGCTTCACTTGCGCGGCCTCTTGTTCAAAGGCTTTGCGTTGTTCAGCGAGTTCCATGCTACGCTTTGTGAACGACTTTGTCCGAGAGTAACCGCTAAGAAGTTCGTCCTGCGTGACCTCGAACTCTTCACCGTCAACTTTGACCGTGTAGACTTCGGGTTGCTCTTCGACTTCTTCTTCGTCGCCCTCTTCTAATTCGTACTCACCATCATCATCATCATCAGATGCTTCGGCCTCATAGACCTCTTCATCGTCAGCTTCAGTTTCCGGTGCCGAGGCTTCGACCTGAACTTCAGGTGTTTCCTCTAGCCGCCCTTCGTCTACCTTGTCCTCTACGGGGGGTGTTTCTAAAAGGCTCATTGCTTCTGACATTGAAAGCGTTCCGTTCTGCTCAGAGTTGTCGGACATTGCTTCTACTTCCTTTTCTCAAATTTTACGCGGTTATGCAACTCATCTAGTTGCGATTTCGCCAGCTTACCCGACGAGACCACATTTTCAATGTAGCCTTTGACGGCAGATAAGTTCTGGCACAACATATACAAGCGTTCACGGTTTTGTGAATCCTCCACAGAACTTTGCTTCCACGCCTGTATAAACTCAGTCTCAAGGCTGGTAAAAGCCTCCTCAAGAATTTCGTTTCTTATTAGGGCCGCCGCCTTTTCGCCACGGTCCACTAACTCCCTTGCTTTTCCCTCATTCATCCTAGTAACGTGTATCCTCTCAAATCATATGGGTCTTGGAAGTATTCCGGTCTTGTCGCTGACCCCATGCGAAAAGCCCTGTTCTGCTCGGCAAAGTTCGGCATAAATTCCAGCAGGTTCTCTGGCATGGTATCCAGCAGACCCATGCGGGCATAAGCTCCGGTCTCAGGATAGAACCCATCTTCCGGCCTGACATAGTCCGTCGGAATGCTGGACTGATACTCTTCCTCTGCCTGCTCTTCTGCGGTCATAGGATATGGGTACGGATACGGATAGCGAGGTCTGTCCGGCTGGTCTCCGCCCTCTTCAGTGCGGTTAGGGTCAAAGTCTGGTCGGCCTGAGTAAACAGTGCCACCGAACAAACCCTTGCCCATAACGCCCATAATCTGACCGGCATTGTTATAAACAGGTCTACCACCCTGAGCTATCTGGTTAGCGATGTTACTAAGATTAAACTGGCTAATAGCATTCATGTAAGCTGGCATGCCCATAATGGCATCTGCGGCCTGTCGCTGTTCTAGGTCTTTAACGCCAGCCAGTAAAGCTCGTGCATCTTTCATTTCTTGGGCTTGGCGGGTGGCAACCTGAAGGTCTGCAATAGCCTTTTGTTGTGCAACGTCTACTGCCCTGCGCTGTTGTTGGGTATCACCACCACCATCACCGCCGTCACCGCCTGACATGATATCTTCAAGTGCGCCTACCGTAATGCCCATATCTGAGGCCGAGCCCGCTGTACTGCGAGTGCCTCCATAGGTTGCTTCGCCTGACCGTGGGTCGCCTACATCACTTGTTGTTCCGCCGCCAAAACTCATATCATTTACCTCGGTAAGTTCGTTGAAATGTCAGAATCAGTTACAGCTTTGAGTGCCCGTAACTGTGCCTCGGCCTCTAGCTCCTGACGTCGCATCTGCAATTCCATTTGCATTTTCTCGCGCTCCATCTGGATATCTGCCTGCATCTTCTCACGCTTCAGCGCAATATCAGCCTCAGCTTTTTGCTGGGCAATCTGGATATCTGCCGCCGCTTTTTGCTGTTCAAGCTGTAGCACCTGAGCCATTTGCTGTTGCTCTGGCGTTGGAGCTTGTGGCTGTTGGGCTTGCTGTGCCTGTTGCATTTTGGCCTGCTGGATTTGCTGGGTATTGTTGAAGAACTGGTCAGCATCCTTGAAGCCGCCAATCTCGGCAATACTGCGGAGCGTGTTGACATATTGCTCCATCGTAACCACGGGATTGTCTGGGCCCATCTGCATTAGTATCTGCTCCTGCTTGGAAGCAATCTGCGTCAGGAAGGCAATCTTCTGCTCATCGTCAGCCGTGCCCAAGCCAACCTGCACAACAACGTCATACTGGTCAGTCCATTCACGCGGGTCAATCGGGACGAACTCATTCCGCAATCTGACAATCTTCGGCTTGTTATCGTACTTGGTGACAAGGTGTAAAATACCTTTGAACAAATCCTTAACGCCGGTCTCTGCCATTGTGCGGGCATAGCTCTCTAGCTTTACCTGTGCGCCCCGTACAGTCGCGCTGATAGCACTAGCTGTTGTGGATTGCAGTGCATTAGCATCGAGCCCCATAGAGGCTTTAGACATGCCTGTTCGCTGTTCCTTAATCTGGTCGATGTAGTCCATCAGCGGACGGACTTCACCGCCCACAGCATTGCCCATAATAGGCTGAATAGCACCGGCCTGACGCATGCGGATGACACCGCCAGCGGTCCCGTCCAGAACGTCATCAATATTTACCATGCCCTCGACAACACCCATGCGCGGCAATGTGGAGCTATAAACGCTGTCCAGATACTGCCGGAGAAGCGTTGATTTAATGACCTGTAAATCTTCGGTCATGTCATAGATGGACCGACCAATCAGGCGGTGCGGCATAAGGATGGGACTGACAACGGCAAACGGGATATGGTCGAATGGCTCGTTATGCAGGATTTCTGTGCCAGCTTCGCCGATAGCGCAAATACGGCGCATTTCAGCAATGCCGTCATTGTCGTAATCGACCTTCATTATGCATTCGTAATAGACAACCTCAGCCAGCGTCGGGTCTGACGGGTCAGTGCCGGTCACAGCTTCGAGGTCTTGGAAACGTGCCACGCGCTCTTGGTCAACATCGAGGTCTGAGTTACCGGCATGCTTTTCAACAACGTCGCGGTCATAGCCCATTGCCACGAGGTCGCTGACAGTCATTGTTGTCCGGTGGGCTACGAAGTGCGCGTCCTCTAATGAGGTGGCTCTGCGATTTACGAGGAACTCTTCTGGTGGGACGTTCTGAATCTTAATCTTGCCGCCGGTCTCTTTTACTTTGACGGTTAGGTCATAGCTGGCTGGTGGCTCCATTATCATGCCAGTGACTTCATCAATAATGGCTTCCTGCTCAAATGTCTCGATTGAGCCGACAACCTCAATATTCGGGTTTGCTAATAAAGCGGCTAGTTCCGTTTCATTAAGTCCTTCATATTCTTCTTCAGTGACAGATTCAGTTTCTTCAAAGTGATACTTAACGACACCAAGCCTAAATAGTAGCGCGTCCTTAAACCAGTTGTGTAGAACCTTATATCCGTCATTCTGGTGGTTAATAATGTAATTACAGTAGTCAGAAATTTGCTCGGCACGTTCCACATCCTCCGACGTTCTAGCATTAAAACGCACATACTTATCATTGCTCGTAAAGACCCTCATCAAATTAGGCATGATGGCTTCAACGGTATCACTTACCTCTGTGGAAATGACCTGTGACCGGCCCTCCACTTCATTGCCCATAGGCTCGCCCAAATAGAAATCCAAAGCACGAATGCGCTCGGAGGAGTATTCACTCTCAAAGTGGTTCAGGCTCTCTCGTATCTCGCTCGATACAATGCTATTTAGCTGATACTCGTCCATTCCGCTTTTTTCCTTTTTTGGCTTTTGAGCCGTGCAAACAGGCAACAGCGTCATCGCACATCTTGCGAGAGACACAGCCCTTACAGCGTTTATAGTCTATTTTAGCGATTGGTTCCACCGCCTCGATTTTCACCGGCTCCGCCCGCCGTATGGGACGGGGCCGCATCATCACTCTGGTGTACTGCATTAGTCAGTCGAATAATTGCCGGTAAAACCGTTATAGGCTTTTGCCAGCCTTTTTGTTGGCTTCTTGATAGGCGTTGCCATGAACGCAGTTTCATCAAGACCCATGCCCTCATTGTTCATGTTCTTGTTGCCCATTTGTGGACGAGACATAGGCATGGAGACTTTGCCCTTAGTGGATTTTTTTCCGTACATTTTTAGATACCTTTTTCTTGATGGCTGTTTTGGCTGTAGTGCCGAGACCGGATGAAGTCATAACCGGATGGGGAACGGGTGCGGGAAGCTCATAGCCCTCGCCGCCGATTTTAAAGACGATGCAACGGTCTTGCGACGAGCAACGGTCTGGGTATGGGCAGTGTGTACAGGTTTGCATTTTTTTCTTCCTTTTAGATAATTCCGGCTTGGTACATTTGTTCTGGTGACATAGCTGGTTTGTCCTCGCCTAGCAAGCTGGTCGCTGGGAGTGGCGCAACCGGAGCGTTAAACAATGGCTGTCCCCCTAAAGCCTTTTCACGCATTTTTGGAGTTATTTCTATTGTGAAGCGTGGGCCATCAACATCGCCTATGATGTCATCTAAATAAAATTCATCTGTTACAGACGCATCTTTGTCTAACCTCTTAGCAACCTTCTCAGCGGCCCTTGGAATGATTTTGTCATAGAAAGTTTTTAGTCCTTCTTCGTTCCATCTATCAGCCTGTATGTCGCCGGTAGAAAAAGACAGATATCTTTTACCTTCCTGCGCCGCTTGATTGATTAGCCTTTTAACGCCAAGTTCCGCGAACTTGTCAGAGTTCCCAACAAACGGGCCAACAGGAATTTCCGCAGTGAACATTTTAGATTGCTTGTAGTAAGGCAAATATTCATCATAGGATTTTTTCCTTGCGTCTTTAACCTCTCGGTATTTTTTACCCACGCCCTCTGGCGGCTTTAATATTACTTCTTCGCCTTTTGCATTGGTGGCTAATATATGTTCGCCATCCAAATACATATTTACGTTCACTCCGGACAACAGCCGCTTTCCGTCAGCGTCATACACTCTGTTTGAAGAATGCTCATATTTTCCACCAAGAATTTTAGCTAATTTTGCGCCTTCTTCTTTCTGGAAATCATCAAAGCGTGCGCTAGCTTCATCGTGAACCTCAAAAAATTTGGCCTCTTCTTTGCGAATTTCTTCTATCTTTGCCCTGTCTTTAGGCGTATTAAACCCACGATTTCTACCGCGCTGGCCCCAATCAGATTGCAACTCCTCAACATACAAAACGTCATTAACTCCGGTGTCAGAGCTTCTGTCTTTTGTTCTGGCGTGGACCGCAATGTTAGGCTCGTCATAGTGACCTGTAGCAATAAACTCGTCGGTCATGCCCTCGTACTTAGGAACCTGCAAAAGCATCTCGCGGTAATTCGTACCGCCGTCCTCAGTGCTATTCATAAACCGCGTGTCGCCTGCGTTTGGCATGCCAATAATTTCACGGTCCATAGCGTCAGTTTCTGCTTCGATTCTGGCTTCAGCTAAAGAGTATCTTTCGCCTCTTAATGTGTTCCCATCTTCGTTTTTAATTGTATAGCCTATATCATCGGTGCCGATTATCTCATAACCAGTGTCAGGGTCTCGTAACCTAAGAACAGGGTCATAGCTGTAACGCTCAGAAACAAGTGTTTCCGCCGCTTTTTCAACATCTCCTATAACATCGCTTATGCGGTCGTCGTCAATAAACAAATCCGAATCTCTATAAGCAAGAGAAGTTAGATTGCCTTCTTCTAAAGCCTTTTGAACCTTATCAACATCTTCATCTGTCGCGCCACGCGCAGTTCTGCTGAAGGCCTCAGCAACTTCTTCTGGCGAAACTTCCATGAGGTATTGCGCTTCATCGGCAACATATTCTTTACCGTAAGCGTCATAAATATCTAATTCTTCTGCAAACTCAGGAAAGCGCATACCCTCAAATTCAGAATCGACAGAGGAAAGCATTGTCTGCTCTGGCCTAATACGATTTTCTTGTAACAGACCAACAACCTCATCACGGGTTATTTTTGGCTGTGACAGCAATCCCTCAAGCTCAGGAGTGAATTTTATCTCGTCTGGCTTTACACCTGCCGATAAAAGCATCTTACGGAACTGCTCACCCGTGCCTTTTGCTTGCTGAAGGTTCTTTGCTGTTTCTAGGGCTTGGCTGTAAAACCCTAGCTCATCAACTTCAGGACCACGAACAGCACCGCCGGAAACGGTGTCTGCTCCGCCCATTCCCATTCGCAACACATTAGGGCTTTGCTTTGCTATTGCCGCTGTGCCGAGAGCAGGCAATAAACCGAAGTCCACGCCGAACTGTGTTGTCGCGTCTGTAAATGCTGGGTTGTCTACTGACGGCATGCCGAGCTCACCGCTATATGCTTGATAGGGGGCTAAATAGGATTGATAAGCGTCTAACGCCATTTGCGGGAAAGCAACAGACCTTTGACCGCCTCGCTTGCCGACGGGCAATATCATGCCGCGTGTGCCCTCATCAACGGGAATGTCAAACAAGTTCTCTGACACATAAGGCCGAGAACGCATATTCAATAAACCGTCAACCATTTACTTGCCTTTTTTCTTCTTAGCTGTTTTTGCCGCTTGCTTAAAAGCCTTTGCTGTTGGCGCACCCTTACTGCCGACCTTCCGCATGGTCTCGCCGGAGGCCTTTGCTATGCGCTTTCTCTTTGCCGCAATGTTTGCGTATAAACCTTTAGGCATTACCACTTTTCCCTGCTAGACCAATAAGCCGCCGAGCATTTGCCCTTGGCAATATTTTTTGCGTGTCTTGCTTTAAACGATTTACGCCGCGCCTTTTCAGATGCGGTCTTCGGGTTCTTGCCAGCGCCGGACACACCCTGCTGACCGAACCGAATTGTTTTGATGGACCCGTCCTCGCACTTCGCAACGACCACATGAGATTTTGTCGGGTGGCTTGGGGTGCGCTTCGGCTTGTTATAGCCGGACACTCCCGCCCTGCTCAGTCTGGGGTCTTTAGATGTCATCTTCATCCTCAACTCGAATATCAGCCAGAATGTTCTCTATCTCCTGCCTGTCAATGCCCGCCCTTAACCCAGCGCGTATCATAATTGATATCGCCGCATCCATAATGTGATGCCATTCTACATCAGAACTCATGTAAATGCCATTGACATTCATTTCCAGCATTGTCGTGACGGCATCGACCATAGCCATATCATCTCGGCTGTCCTCTAGGTCCACCTCAATGAAGAACTCTGGGGGTAGCTTTGGCTTTGGAAACTTTACGATATTGTCTGACATTGCGGGCACCTTCCGGCTGGTTGTTCCTGATTATACCGACAGGTTACGCGCTAGACAACTGACAATAAAAAAGGGGGCCGAAGCCCCCTGTCTGTTATTTTTCCGAGCGGTACTAGGCCGCGATGAACTTCATTAAAAGAACTGTCTTCAGAGCTTCGTTAGCCTTATCAAGGGCCACATAAGCATCACGCATTTCATCGTCATACATTGAATTAACGACTGTTGGCTCTTCAATAATGCGGCTCTGAGCTTCTTCGATAAGGATTGAAAGCTTTGCTACCTCTTGCTTAGTCATAATTTTTCTCCCGAAAATCTGCGGAAAATACCGCCATACCGTATCTTAGCATACATTTATAATGAGATACAAGTAAATAATTAGCTTTTATTTATAAAATAATGTTTGACACTATGTTTATCCTTAGCGTAGACTGATAATATATCAACTCAAGGAGAGAAAAAATGAAATATCAAACAGCAGTAAAACTTCTAAAAAAACGCGCTGAAGACTTTTACGGTAAGGATTTTGATTGGCTAGTAGATTCAATTTCTGATGATTATAAAGTGGCGGGTTACTCCACGGAATCTCTGAAAGTAACAGAGGCTTATAAAGTTTATATACGGGGTTAATCAAACAGGGGCGGTCTTCGGGCCGCTCCGAAAGGAGAGAAAAAATGGAATACACGCAGATGGAATTAAAGGTCCTGAACATCCTTGCTGATGAACATGGTTCAGAGTGGCAGACCGAGGATGATGAATACGCTCAACTGGATACCTTTTTGCTCACTACAGATGGCACAGGCGACTGGGGAACAATTTTCGATAAGCATCAGCTTGACCCCAAATTATATCGCGGGGTCGTTTCAAGCCTGTTGCAGAAGGGCGCTCTTGAAGAGGACGAATATACAACCGCTCCGATAGGTTCATCTTTCACGGGCCGCAAATGCAAAATGATTGCTATAGCGATTAAACAGGCACCGTTCAACGCAATTAGAGGGGCGGCTTAGTGCCGCTCCGAAAGGAGGCTATAATGGATAGAGTTCTCGGATATATCGGCTACGCGGTCATCATCGCGTTTGCCTTGGGCTGGATGGATACGCTGTCACTGCTCGGCGTTGAGGATAGCCGGAGCTATACTTGGTGGGCCGTAATAGCTCGAATGGGGGGTTGATAATGGAAACGCTAGAAAAATGGTGGAGAGATAACGCAGATTACTTTGCGGGCATTGCCGATTTAGAACTTGGCGAGGTGGACGTTAATGGGGACCCATATAACTTTGACGACGACAAAAAGCTCTACAAGCAAGTGCCAGCTTGGGAAGATTTCCAAAAAATATGCGCGGAAGACATAAAAAGTGACTTTATGTATTGCCTAAGCACTTTGGATGATAGCTGTCAAAACAAATCGGTTGCCCTGTGCAGAATGATAGAAGAGTTTTGCGAGATAGCAGACAATCATTACGAAATATGGGAGAGGAACAACATCTAAACAATCCAATTCGTATCGGGGCGTGGGCTGGAACCTGCGCCCCATTTTGTTTGCGTGTAGCCCCCAGCAATAGCGCCCTCCTGTGCAAACGATAGCACAAAGGCATCGGCAACGTCCGGCGACCTCTGGCCCCTGCGCTTCATCTCGTCCTTGCTCTCGACCTTCAGCTTGCCATTGCTCAGATACTTATACCGGATGCCGGTTATCTCCTGTATCAGCGTATCATCATCGGGAATCTTGCAGGCTCTGTCCTCGAACCACTCGCGGGCCTTCCAGAATAATTCGTCGCGCAGGCGATTAAAGCGGTTCTTCAGGCTGGCAGTCTCAGATACCGACACAGACACCGCTGGCAGGTCCAGTTCGCGCAGTCTATCTGCCAAGCCAGCGCCCAGCCCGATAGCATCAACAAATATATGCGTGGGGCGATTGCTGTAATTGCAAGCCTCATATTCAGTCAGCACAATACCGGCGAGCTCCATCAGGTCTTTGCCCTGCCATGTCTTAATCGGCTCTAGCAATAATGGGCCTTGTCTCTTAGCAATCGCACTCCTGTCTCCGCCCATGCGGGCCACATCGAGCCCCCAGACAGTCGGCGTGGTAGGACTAGGCGTTATATCGCGCTTTACAGCCTCCTCGACGATGTAGAGCGGGACCAAAACGTCATCAGACTGCGTGGGGAACTCACCTAGCACACGAACGCGAAAAACGTTACTATCCGTACCGTATTTATCAGCCATGCCGGTGAGGAACTCCTCGGTGACATATTCGCCGTCGTGACAACTGACCGTGATGTTGTGCCAGTTGTGGCGCTGATTGTGGAAGGATTCATAAAAGAAGCCGTCAGAGCGGGTCGGGTTCCCACACATGACAGTCTTCGCACCGGCAGTTGATAGGGCCCCCTCGGCAACCTGAAAGACAACATCTGGCACACCGGAGGCCTCCTCGACCAAGAAGAGCATGTTCTCACTGTGGAAGCCCTGTAACGCCTCTGGGCTCTCCTTGCGGCTGGTACGGGCAACAGCGTAACTGTCCTTGGCACCCTTGAGGCTGATTTTATCGGATTTGAACTCAAGCAGGTCCATAAAGCCAGCGGGCAATTTACGCGCCCATTTGTCGATTTCGGTCCACAGCACATCGGATAGCTGGTGAGCAGTGTTAGCCGTAACAGCAACCTTGCAGGGGTAATGGCTCAGGAGCCACCAGAGGACGAGCCACGATTGGAACGCAGTCTTACCGACACCGTGACCGGACTTAATGCTGACACGGGGATTTTTTGCGATGGCCTGTAGTGCCTCGCGTTGCCATTGCTGGGGGGTGGCTCCTATGATGTGCTCGACGAAGAAAACGGGGTCGGCATGGATTTTGTGGAGCAAGTCGGTGGTGAGGGTGGTCATGGGTTCTCCGTGGGGTGTGTGGAATGTGTGGAATGTGTGAGGGTATTATTTTCACAGCCGCCCCGCCCGTCAGCTCGAAGGGGGGGTATTAGCCGATTTTGGTTAAGTTTGTCGCATAACCTCCATTATGTATTTGGTATACCCTGCAATTACAATGACTTAGCGTTTCCGTAATTTACGTTATATAAACGTGTCGCGTATTGGACACTAATCGGACCTTTTGTTCTCGCTCTGTTCCGCAGGCGCGGGCGTGGTGGTGTAAGTGTTTCGCCCCTCTTCATCGTGCTCTACTACCTCTGCGCCCTCTAACTTCGCCTGCTCTACCCTAGCCGCAACACGCTTCAATTCGTCTATGAAGCTCGTCTTATGCTCCACTTCCAGCCTCTGATTGTCGCCATATAATCGCGGGAAGAACTTCGCCATTCGCCACTTCTGCGTATCTATCTCTAGCCTGCCCGCATTGTAGTCTATCTCGCCATTACGGACGCCTTCCAGCACCTCGTCTATCCTATCGTCAATAGCAGTCGCCCGTGCTTCAACAGCCTCGCTGTAGCGGCTCTGCAATATCGGGTCTTTCACCTTCATCTTGTAGAACGCCTCATACGACGGCATATCATCGTCCTTGCCAACAGAACGCGCTGACCTACCATCAATCGCTATGCGCCTCAGATACTCCACAATAACCGGCTCTGTTAGCTTCTTTTTACTCATCGCTTTGTTTCCCCGCAATCTCACCTGAACACGCCATATAACCAGCCGCATCAACATAATTATCTGCGTTGCCAACTTGCCCATTCTTTATCCGAGCCAGCTTCAACAGCGTCATCATAACCCCGACATCATTAGCCGTAATGTCATGCCCACAATGCAGTGACCAATAGTCTGCTATAAGCTGGAAGTTGTCTTCCATATTGCCATGTGTTGCCGCTCTGTCCTGCGTCACACAATACAGCGCCGTCCTTAAAATATCATCCCTATTCACGGGTTCTTCCTTTCCGTCACAATCAGCTTACAAACCTTGCACTGATACACACTCTCAGGCTCATCAGCCAACGTCCTACCAATGGCCTGCTTATGCATGACCGTCTGGCATTTCGGGCACTGATTATTATCCAGCAACCTCTGCATTTTCCCGTCACCCTGAGATATCACGCTCGACCTCCAACTGGCCCGTGCCATGACACTCCTGACAGGTTCGCCATTCATCCCTCAGATAGCCGCCATTGTCAAAATCACGAACGCCAACCTGATAGACTGCCTCGCCCTCACCATCACACTCAAAGCACTCATATAAAAACATCTCAGTGTCTCTCATTACATCCACCCCTTATCTCTTGGGCTTGGTAGCCCGTTTCCTAACGCCATCCAATCATCATCCGTTTGCTTGGTAAGCATAAAAGCCTCAACGTCCGGCAATATCAGCTTATATGAAAATCCCTGCGAGCCGAAAGCCTTTATATACTTCTGCGTTACATTATCCGCAAATGCCTTCTGCCCCTCCGACAACACCTTGCTCTTGCCACCAGATACCGATTGCTGGCGATTTGAGCGCCCCTGAGTGCTCTTCCCCTCTTTTCTGCACCAAGTCTGCCAGAAAGCCTTGCACGACGCATAAGCGGCCTTATTACCGCCCTTCTCATCCCACAGCCGCATATCTGTCAGTATTTCCTGCCAATCAAGCTCCAAGCTCTCTGCATATTCCTTATCGAACTGCGTCGGCTCCCACTCAGATAATTTCTGTTTATTTTGAGCCTTCTTTCTTTTAGTTGATTTTGTATATTCTGTTCTTTGTAAGGTCTGTTCTTTGTAAGTGTCCTTGTTTTCCGTATCCGGTAAAACCGTATCCGGTTTTTCAGGACGCGGTGAATCTGAGACTATATAACGAGTTCCGGCGAACTGACCTTCCGTTTTAACGCTTTCACGCACTAAATAACCGTACTGCTCCATCGAGCCCAAAATGCGGTAGACTTTATCCCTGCCGATATCGAACCTGCGGCGCAGTTCAGTCACCCGAACCTGCCAGTCAGTCGGCTTGCTCAATAGGTACACCAGCACCCCCAGAGCGTCGGCAGATAGCCGCTCATCATTCATCAAATCATTTGGCAATACCGAGAAGTTCTCCCGTATGTTGCCCCTGATAATTAAACTGTCACTCATTTAACCCTCCACCCTGAACTTATTAGACTTCTTTAAGTTATCCCTAGCTGGCACCACTTTAAGGTTCCACGGCACATGCAGTCCAGACACAGCATCCAAACCAGTCTTATCGCAGACGCCCTTGAGCGGTACAATATGGTCAACGTGCCAACTGTTTTTGCCGTCACGAATATTAAGGCTCTTCCTGTGAGCCATAATCTGGTTAATCTCATGGAGATGCTGAAAAGTAAGCCACCTCGGAGTTGCTCTTTCCTCCCGCTCTTTTCTGGCTTTGTTGCTAAAATATCTAGCGATGCTAACGCGCTTGGCCCTGTAAAATGTCTTGCATTTAGTAAAAATGCCGTCCATCTGGCTACGGCTGTTCAACAAAAACAACCTGTGCTGTAACAGTGGCCTACTACGCAACTTGGCAATTTTCTCAACCCTGTCGAAATACTCTCCGTCTACCTGCAATGTTAGCTGGTGAACCTTTGTATATTCCTGCTTTAAATTAGTGCGAACAAAAAGAATTTTGCAGTGCGGGTTGTGAGTTCCCTCATGCATGGCACAGGACATATTATCTGTGCCCTTAATTAACGCCTTGTAAAATATATCAGGCTCATTTCTACCCAGCTTCTCAGCCCGAACAAGAGTGCCAACCTCCGGTATATAATCCTGAACATCCTCATTGCGAGAGTGTATTTTTGACCACCTCTTATCGCCCGTGCTGTAATTAGCAAAATATTCGTCGCCCTGAATAACATAGTTCTCAGGAAGGTTCCTAACCTTGCCCTTGCCATCCTTAAATTTAGCCACGATATCTTCATGGCCCTCAACCGCCCTGCTAGTAAATTTCACTTAAACTTCCTCTCCATAATCAGTTCCCACAACCGTGGCATTGGCGTGAGGTCAGATGACCCCATAACCAGTCTCTCTCCATATCCGAAGTCCTTTGCGTATGCATCCCGAACAAACGCCGTCTTGCCTATCCAGCCCTCCAACAGCATGCATTCTGGGTCATTTGTGCCGGTCACTAGCACCGCAAGATTTGCCTTAAACTTGTCTGCGCTGTCAAATATTAGCGAGCCCGTCTTGCTGAACTTCACATCAACCGATATGTCACCCAGCCATAAATCAACTCCGCCATCTGTCGCAATGTTAAGCCTCGGAGGTTCCGCCCCGAACAACCTGCACACTGCGAACTCTGCCATAAAGCCTAGCCGGTTAGCCTCAATCCGTGACTGCTGTTTATTTTCCAGCCGAGCGGAAACACCCATGCTTTCCAGCAATTTGACCGTATCCTGAGCCAAAAGGTCAGCCTCATGCCGGTCACGATTTGAAACCCTGATAATCATATTGACTGCTCGCCGCAGACTATATCAGCCACAAAACTCGGACGCTCTCCAATAGGAACCTCGGCCCAAGTCTTCACATGGTTTAACCGCAAGGCATCCTCAGCCTGCTTGCCCGATTTATAGCAGGCAGATGCAGTGACAAAGTTCTTCCTACCGATGTAGTCACATCTTGCCTCAGTCGCTGTACCGGTGCCCATAACCAAGCAATACAAAATAACAAACTCATACATCACATAACCCCTCTCTAACCAGCATGCACCACGTCGGGAAGCTGACTGTTGCTACGTTGTCTTTGCCAGCATAATCGCTGTTAATGCTCGACAGTAGGACAACGCATTTTATCGGCTGTCGGTCATATTTGTATATCAGCACCGGCTGATTATGCTCGAAGTTAGCGGCCTCAGTTACCTGCGCCCACCAGTCCGGCTTGAAGTTACCGCCCGCATTATTTGCATAGCGCTTGCACTCAATGGTCCAGCCATCTAGCCCTATCAGGTCGCCGTGGTCTCCGGCCCTATACTGCTCCAAGTCGCGCTTGGTCTGAATGCCTAGCTCGTCAAAGATTAGCTTGGCACATTCGCGCTCAAAGTTTGCGCCCTTATTTCTGCCATTAGTCATCGCACTCGTCCAAGCTGGACCCCCCGATTTTTACTGGCTGTTCTGTCCGGTATATCTTGCCCAAACTTTCGCCAGTTAATTTCTCATCAACGAAGCCATCATCAGGCAGGCTGGCTGACCACTCAGCATTCGACTTCTTCTGCCATTTCAACCAAAGCTCGTATTCCAGTTGAGAAACTTTACCTTCGAGTTCACGACGCTTAACCACTGAACACCTCGCACCAATCCTTCAAAGCAACCTTGCCCTTAGTGTACTTATAGATTGCCATCATGTGCATGCCACTCGGCGGGCGCTTGCCATATATCCAGTTGTGAACCGTGGGCTGTGTGACATTCAGTTCCCGTGCGGCCTGCGCTTGTCTAAGGCCTTCATTTACAAGGTATTCTTGGAATTTCATATTACTGTCCTTTATACGTTTGACACTACTGTGTATAAACTGTATTAAAGTAATTCTATAAAAAAGCAAAGGGAAAATATCAATGCAGGATAAGACTGTAGAACTTCAAGACTTACTTGATTGCCCAGATATAAAAGAAAAAATGGCCGACACTAATTGGCCTCCTTACAAAAGCAATGGCGTTCCAGATTATTTTGAGACGGTTCAGCTACACCATTTTAGCCCGTCACAACTTAACAAGCCCATTGCTAATTGGATATTCGACTATGTTTATCTGTCAAAAGATAAGCGTCGTGAAATTAAAGTCGGCGAGAATGCGGCGTATGGCACGGCAGTTCACGGCGGTATTCAGGCTGTGTTATCTGCGGGCACCTCAATAGAGGATGCATCAGAGGCCGCTATAATGGACTTTGACTTCCATCCCGCTGATGAGAGTGCAGAGAAGCGCGAGAAGTTCCGTGAGCTCATTCCTGCATGTATTGAGAGCGGTGTTGACCTTCTGGCTGAGACCTTCGGCGGCTGTCAGGAAGAAAAGAAAGTCACCTGCGAACTGGCTGGTATATCCGTGCCGGTCATGGGCTATGTTGATTTGTTCACAGACAAGGCATTCTGCGAAATCAAAACTAAGGCACCGCGTCAGGGTCCAGCAAGAAAAGACGGAACCCGTAATTTCGGCAAGGCTACTCTGCCTAAAAAGCCTGAGTTCAGTCACCTCTGTCAGGTTGCTATATATACGAAGGCTACAGAGCTAGTGCCTCACCTTGCATATGTATCAGCAGATGATGGCGTTCTGTTTACGCCTGAAAACTGCGAGGAGTTGCAGTCTGACATGCTAAACTATTGCTTAAATGAGATGCGTCGTCGTGCGGCTCTCAGGCAGAACCTGTTGCGTATTAGCACAGACCCGAAAGTTTTAGCCAGCCTGACTGACCCCGATTTTCAGCATCCGTTTTACTGGAACCACCAATTTAAAGATGAAGCAAAGGAGTTATGGAAAATATGACTGTATGGGAAACACTATCAACAATCGACGTATCTAAGCATGTCGAGAAAAAGAACGGCTTTACCTACCTGTCATGGGCGTGGGCTTGGACGGTGCTGAAACAGCACTACCCATCTGCTCAGTATGTAAAGCATAGTTACAGCGTCAACGGGCTCACAGTGCCCTATATGCTGGACCACAACGGCGATGCATATGTTTGTGTCACTGTAAAAATACCCCATAATTCGAGCGATATTACGGGACACTTGGCTGAGGCAACAGAAGTCATGCCGGTCCTAGACCATCGCAATAAACCCATCAAAAATCCAGACAGTTTTGCCGTCAACGCCAGCTTACAGCGTTGCATGGTCAAAGCTATGGCCCTGCTAGGTCTGGGTTGTTACATTTACGCTGGTGAGGATATGCCAGCGAACAGTTCAGGTGGACCGGACAGCTCCGGAAGCAAACCTGTGCCAAAGACCCCTGCGGTTGGCGTAAAAGAGACACAAGCTCACCAAAGCGCATTAGTTACTTCCGCAGGGGGCAACGGCCTAAATAAGATTAAACCTCCACTAGCCTTGGCTGATGAGGTAGCAATGGCACCAAATATAGAGAGCCTGAAAAACCTCTATAACCGTGTCTCAATGGGGCTGTCATCGGAAGATAAACAGCTATTCTCTAATCGTAAAAAGGAGTTGATGAGCAATGAATAGTTGCACATTTATGGGCCGCTTAGGTCGTGATTCAGAAATAAAAGAGGTTGGCGATACAAAACTTGTCAGCTTTCCTATCGGGTCTGATACAGGTTATGGCAAAAATAAATCAACCGTCTGGGTAGATTGTTCTATCTGGGGTGAAAACAGAGTTGGCCTTGCTGAGTATTTAAAGAAGGGCTCACAGGTCACAGTCATTGGCGAACTGAGCGAGCGAGAATATACCAATAAGGAAGGCGAAACAAAGAAGTCGCTTTCCTTGCGGGTAAATCAAGTTGGCTTGCCATCCAAGAATGATTCGTCTGGGCCATCCAGTAGTCCTGCGCCATCTAAGCCAGCAAACCTAGACGATGACATCCCGTTCTAAGAAACGACCACCCAAGAAGCCGAGCAAGTATCCCACCATAGATAACTTTGCTCGGTGCCACTTTTGCAATAAGCAGTTTAACTTCCGATATCAGGGTAGTGTAAACGGAAACAAAAAGGAGTTTTGTGACGATGAGTGTCTTATCGAAAATTATAGAAAAAATCTTCAGCGGCAACAGCAAGCCAATGAGGAATTTGACGCGCTCTGAGGAGCAAATAAACAAGGTGCTGGATATCACTTCGGCAGTGACCGGCATTAACAAAATTGATATTCTGGGCAGAAGAAGGGCCGCGAAACATGTCGAAGCAAGACACATCAGTATGTTTATCTGTGCAGAATTGCTGGGTATGTCTTACTCTGAAATCGGCAGGGCATTTGGGCGGGACCATACCACCGTATTCTATGCCCACAAAAAGCTCAGAAAAAGAACGCAGGGCAGAACCAGCCTTAACACAAATCTCAAAAAAGTAACTGAGAGAATGGCTGGATGAGCTTAGACAGCCGGACGGTTCGTTATGTCGTTCACGGTGATGTCGAAAAATATCAGGGAGACGGCTGGGAAGTTGTCTCTCAATTATCATTGCCTCATAGCCAGTACGCAGTGCTGATGGAGAATAAAGTGACCGAACCAGAGCTTGAATTTCCTGTGCTAATAGTGCCTCATGATGATGGTGTGCTAGTCAAAATCAAGGGCGAGACGGCTATCAAAAAGATGACCGCCAAGCAAATGATGGACCTAGCAATAGAACTAATCATGCGGGCTAACAGAAGGCACAACAATGATGACGCTCGGTAAAAACTTTATTGCCGATTTAAAAATATCTCAGACGGCCTCTGGTCTCGCTGGGGAATACATTGCCGCCGCGTCAGTTCTTGCAAGAGGCTGGCGCGTTGCTTTAGCGCAACAGGATTCAGTTGACCTGATAGCATGGCACCCCGACAGCGGGCTTACCCTACGCATTCAGGTGAAGGCTTGTCAGTCATCAAGACAGGGCGGAGGCAGAAACAGGGTCCACTTTCAGACCGGCCTCGGCGGGCAGAAAAGATTACCGACACTATCAGATTTCGATATTTTAGCCTGCGTATCGTCAGACCAACGAACAGTGTGGTATATTCCTGTTACATCTATCCGAGAAAAGAAACTCACTCGGAATATCACATTTTTCAGCAACCCCGAACTTGAGCGGGAAAGCTGGTCAGATGCTCTGGACACGCTCGGCGTGAAGGAAAAATAACATGAATCTATCAAAGCATTTTAGCTTGGCAGAAATGACCAAGAGCCAGACAGCGGTTCGTAAGGGCATACCAAACACGCCGACAGATGAACACATCGAGGCTATGAAGCTGGTCTGCGAACACATTCTGGAGCCTGTCAGAGAGCAGTACGGCATACCGTTCACGCCTAGTAGCGGATACCGCTCTGGTGAGCTCTGTATAGCCATAGGAAGCTCAGTAAATAGCCAACATGCCAAGGGCGAGGCGGTAGACTTCGAGGTGCCGACGATTAGTAATATGGAACTGGCAGGCTACATTGCTGGCAAGCTGGATTTTGACCAGCTAATATTAGAGAATTATTCGGGCGGGAATACCGGCTGGGTACATTGTAGCTACAAGGCTAAGGACAATCGTAAAGAGGTGCTGACCTATCAGAAGGGTCTAGGCTACCGGAAGGGGCTGATAGCGTAATGGCGACCATGTTAGATGAGTGGAAGGTTCTGCCACGGCTGGCCTTCCTAGCGATGATTATAATGGCCTTTAGGGTGACTGAGTGGTACATGGCTTTGTCAGTGCCCACCCTTGAGCAGTCCGGCTTCTGTAGCGTAGTCTATGGGGCTCTAACGGGCTCGTTTGCTATTTGGCTTGGAAAGGAAAAGTAATGTTACAGGCATTGATAGGTCCGGTCACAGGGCTACTAGATAAGTTTATTGAAGATAAGGACCAGAAGAACGCTCTGGCGCATGAGATAGCCACGCTTGCTGAGAAGCAGGCTCATGAGGCTAATATGGGCCAGCTAGAGGTCAACAAGGCTGAGGCCCAGCACCGGAGTATATTCGTTGCAGGATGGCGTCCGTTTCTTGGCTGGTGTCTATCACTGGCTATGGCGTGGCATTTTATATTCGCGCCGGTCACAATGTTTGTCTGCTCATATGCTGGTGTTCAGATTCCAGAGCTTCCCGTGTTTGATATGGACAGCCTGATGACTGTGTTGCTGGGCATGCTCGGATTGGGCGGGCTGAGAACTGTAGAAAAAGTAAAGGGATTAACAAAATGAACGACCACCAAAAGAGATGCCCGCGCTGTGGCGAGGCTTGGAAGACTGTCTATGTGCATGGACATGAGCAGTGCCTGACGTGCGGAAACATCGTAGACGATTGTTGTCAGGGCGAGGTGTGTCAGCCGACGGACGACACAGAGTAAAACCCCCCGCCGTTACAGCGAGGGGTCTCAGGGAGGAAACTGTCCGAGGTCAAAGGAGAGAAAGCCCCCAGACCCCTTATTGGTATATTATTTTTGCCGTTACAGCAAGGCTGTTAAGCGCCCGCAAATTCTGTTTTGGCCTCTTCCATCATATAGGCCATGTCTTCTTCATATCCGTCAACGCGATACTGGTCATCACCTGTGAGGCTACGCTTTTGTGGAGGTGTCATCCAGATGCAGTGTACGTCTAGGTCTTCGCAGATGTCGCCGTCAGCGTTGCGGCGAATGCCAGCAAACTCAGCGGCTGTATATTTAACTTCGCGGTCCCAATCAATCTGTGTGTATTCCATGATAATCTCCCTGTTTTTGCTATGGGCTCTCCCCATAATATAAATATAGGCTAAGGGTATAGATATGTAAAGCCCTAATATGCAATTTTATTTATATTTTTTTCGGGGGTGTTTTAGCGCATTATCTGGGTGAAGCCGAAGTACAGAAAGCCGAACACGATTAGCACAAGTAAAACAATCATTACCCACATGATAATTTCCTCAGCTTTTTCTTCTCTCAGCTTGGCATCAATCAGCCGCTGTTTTCGTATCTGTCCCTGTAGGCGGATAATATCCTGCCACGCATCCGGCCCATAATGGCCTATGACGAAGAGCCTTAGCTCCTCCTCCATGCGTTTGATTTTCTTCTGGTGGGCCCATGTCTCAAGAGCCTCCTCGTCAACAGTACCGATGCGACGCGACTTGGCCTTCTGGTGCCCGTCCTTAACAGACTGCACTGCGCCCATCCAGCGAGATAAATCGCCCGCCATAGATTCGACATCTTTCGCCGCCGCGAACCCCTTTTTAATGGCAGAGAACGCAGAGGTTGCAATAGCCATCGCGGTAATGGGGTCCATTTCATCAGCCTTTTGTGAGAGCCTTGTCTAGCTTGTCTTCCATTCTGTGAAGCGCCTCTGAGAGCTTGTCCACCGCGTATGTGAGGTCACTCTTGCTTGCAAAATCCTCACGGGTTCGGTTTAGCAGGATATCAATGCGCTTTATCTCACGCACCTGCAAAGACAAAAACCAGCCGACACCTGTGAGCAGAGCGCCCAACAAGAGGTCTATCAGATTGTGCATTTCCATTTTATCGCCTTATGCGTAAGGGCTATCGCCAAGAACGCTTGTATCCCATGCCGCTTTAAGCTCGGCAATGGTAGACGCTGATGAGATTGCTGAACCAGCCGGAGCATCGCGCAGTGCATCTTTAGCCGCCGCAATAGCTGTTGTGCTAGTGCCAGCCTCAAGTGCCTTCATAAGCTCAACGTCTTTATCTGCAAGCAACGGTGCCCGAACCTCACGGATTTTATCCTGAAAGATTTCTTTTGCGGCTGTCATGTCTTCTGAGATGACAGAACCAGAAAGCGACCAAGCTCCACGAAAGTGGCGGTCTGATGGGACGGTGGCAGTTGAAGCATCAATCTGATTGCCGTCTCTGTCTACTATGTATGTTGTTGCCATTGGTAAAACTCCTACGCGGCTAAATCAGTGACTGTTAATTCTTCTGAAATCTTCCAAGCATTGCGCCACTCTCTTGTCGCTGGAAGCTGTTCCTTACGGCATATTACCATCTTAGGCTTGTTGCCGCTATCATAGTCCCGCCACACAGATTGCGGGCAGTCCTTCATAATGAGATACTCGATAGCCTGTTCTTCTGTCATTGCATCAATAGGCTTAGTCTCATGCAATAGATAGCCCCTAGTATGCTTTGTAAAGCCTTCTGAAGCCTCATCCTTTGCTAACTCATGGTATACCTCTACTGGTGGTAAGATACCGCCCTGTAGCGCACACGCCATCCAGTTAGGGTCAGGCACAAGTATCTTGGCACACTCATCAAGGCTGTCCTCATACACTACACGATAGTCAGACTGATGACCTTCTAGGTTTTCCTTTGCCCAGCATAGTCTGTCCCAGAGGTGGGTGCCTTGAAACTCTGGGGTCACTGTCATGCTAGGTCTCCGAAAGTGTTAGAGTAGAAGTATCCATCTTCCAACGAATTAGCAGTGATAATCCAACGTGATATTCTGTATAGACCAGCGGTAGAAGTTGTGCCGCTAGTTCCAGTAAACACGCCGCATGTTCTGTTTATTCCACCGTTATCTGCGTTGGTGCTAACACTAATATTATATGTTGCGTTGCCCATACTGCTGGCAATGTTTACCGTCCCATTTCCAGTTCCATTGTCCGACCAACTTGTCGTGTTGAATGAGTCAATAATAGCACTTGTCCCTGTGTCGTTTACATAAGACCATTGCTTCGCACTACCATTCACAACGTACTGCGTATCAAGTGAGCCAGCGGTG